GGAACTGGAGGCTATTAACCTTCAACTTGAGACCCGTGGCTACGGACAAGCGGCACGTGTTCACACAACCGAAGCACCCCCCATTCCAGAAGGGCTGCGGACCCTCGGAGAAGGCGAGGGGCTGTTCCGCACTCACGAGATATCAGCCCTGGGGCGACAACCCGGTCGTTCTACAAAAACTATTCTCGAAGAAAAGCCGGTTTTACCGGGAGAACCCGCCATAATTAGAGAACACACCGCCGCCACTGGGGTCGAGGGCTTCCGGGGTCTGCCCGAGTGGGCCCACCCAGCGCAAGCGCGGGCGCTTGATGAGCTAGCAGTCAAAGCGCTGCGGATACAAGAACGCCTTCAGGCATACAAGACCTACCATACAATGTGGGAAACAGCGCAAGAGCTTGGCGCAACACCGAAGTCTGGATTACCACTGCGGACTCGCAACCTGGATCCAAAATCGTTAGACATATACGAAATTACAACCAAAGAAGCTGGGCAGCTTTATAAACACGACGAACTCTATAGAACGTTTCCAGATGTATCCACCGACCTTAGTCGTCAAATAGCCACGCGAGACGCTGAAATACTACTCTCAAATCAATGGCAGCGACTGTTTGACAACAAGGCCATGAGGCCACCTCCCAAGTCTACAATGTCAGCCGCTGAAATTGACCAGTGGATTACAAAAGCAGGCCAGCCTCGCGCCGTAATAACCAAAGCCTTCCGAGCTATCGAAGGGCACGCCAAACAGCTCGAGTTTTTAAAAAACCAGGAGGTAACCGCCCGTGGCGGCAAGGTCAGTAGCGCAGAAATTGAAACTGCAATAACAACCCTTGAAAAAGCCTTTGACAAAATTCCAGACGAAATTGCCTACCGCTTTAGAGAGCGCATTCGACGCAGCCTTCAAGAAGAGGGGCACGCGGGCGCACTTGCTATGTTTGAGCAAAAGCTTTCACGAATGCACGACGCCGCTGCACCCAGACCGACGCCAGGATATAGAGCAGCGGCTGACCCATCGGTTACCACCGGAGGCAGCCCAGTACCACAAATGGTTGCAGAGCTTGGAGCCGACTGGTTACCGGGCGGGCAACGCGCCCAACTGCCACAACACGTAGTTCGTGAAGCTTTTGCAAAACGCCCATGGGAGCTAACAGAAGTTGAATTTACAAGAGAATGGCGCTTCCTAGTAAAAGAAGCAAAAACCACGTGGGCTCGCACTGTCGATCAACATGGCCTATCTAAAGCCATCCAGCAGCGCATGACCGCTGGAGAGCTTGCATTAGATGACCTGGCTAACTATGGATGGACTAAAACAGAAATAGCAAACTACGAAAAACTGCTTGAAATGGCAGGACAACACAACCCACTTAAAGCCCCACAAGTTAAATACGTGCGAGCTGACCTTCAACGCCTAAAGGGTGCAGGGGCCCCTGGGGCTGAATATAACGCTGCCGTGCGAGCTGACGCCAACATGAAAAGCCTTGCGGCCACTCGAAAAAAAGCGGTCGTAGCGTCTGAACAATTAGCCGAATGGGCCGAAGCTCGAGGCGTTCCGCTAAAAGGCACTGAGGCTGCAAAAAGCGCAGTTAAAAAACACCTCAAAGAACAAACCAAAGAAGCAACCAAGCTCAGAGGCCAACAGGCAGATCTCTGGGAGGCAGCCGAATTCAAAGAAACCGCAGCATTCAAACCCCAGGCGACAGCAGAAGAAATCGCCGCAGCGTCTGCTAAGGGCAAGCGCGGAATACTGGAGCTTCGCAGACGCCGCCTTCATCCAGAATATGAAGAGCTGATGGAACGCTCGCAGATGTGGAACAAGGTAGATAAATTTGTAGACATCATGATGCGGTATGCGGACCCGTTTTCTGCTGTGTTTCAGCTAAACCGATGGAGAGCAAAATGGATAGATAATTACGGTCTAGCGGGAGGCACAGAATTCCCCATTAAGTGGCAAAGGAAGTCGGCAAAACTACACGAGTTCACCATGGCGCAGCGCTATTGGACGCGCAATCGAGCCAACGCAAACCTTGCGGCACTTCGGGCCATTCAGCGTGAATCGGCAGGAGAAACAAGTGAGTTCATGTTTCGCGCCCAGGAATATTTGCGAGAGGTAACTGAGTATGAGCCCCATGTAATCAAGGCTGGAGAAACTCTCGACGATATAGCAACACAGTATTCCTCGCCTTTGCGACCCCGTAGTCTAGTTAAAAACCAGATAATAAAAGATAACAAGCTTGATCTTATTCGCCGCAAAGCTTCCGGTGAAGCGGTTAACCCGGCGCTTGTAGAATCTCTGAGGCCGCTCCCGGAGGCGTGGAGTACGCCTGGAGCCGCAATAGGTCAAATTGAAAAACTTATAGGCCAGCACGGCCCAGACTTTTGGAAATTTATCCCTCGAGAGTTTCTGCACCAACGAGCTGACATCACTCGGCTTATTATGGACAGCATGGCAAACAGAGGATCTCCTTTGCACACGCGCCTAATGCAAACCATAGACAGCTCATTACCACACGCCGCTCGACTAGAGCGACTTTCTCAAGTTGTCAGCAGTGCAAATAGAGGGATGGTTTCGCAAATTAGAACGCTTGAAAACCAGGCAGCTAAGGTTCGTATTTCACCCGACAAAGTAACGTTTGAGCCGGGAACCGTCCTGCGTGTAAAGGACATGAACACTGCGCGAATGCACAATCGCCAAAAAACGGTGTATGAGGCTATACACTATGAGCACGCTGAAACCGTTGCTAATGTTGCAAGAGACGCCCTTGCACCCGCCGGTCAGCGCTTTTCCGTTCGTGAGGGAACAGCAAACGCCGAATACTGGGAAAACTGGACTCGTATTGCGAATAAGTACGACACCGCTCTCGATTTATCCAAAGAACTTACGCTTCAATCAATTCAATGGGATCTGCTATCCACAACGGACAACCTGTATGAAGTGTGGGCACACAACTTCTACAGCCCTCAAGCTCGCAAAAACGCTTTCCGTAGACGGCTTGAAGTAAAAGTAGATGACCAGAAGCAACTGGCCGGTTACGAAAAAATGGGAGAAGCCGCCAAAAAAACCTTCGATGACATGTGGGAAGCGTGGGAGCTAGAGCAGATACGCGCGTTTGACACCGTAGAACTCAACGCTGGTGTTAGTGATGCGCGCGCTACAACGTTTGAGGGAATGAGAGGCAAAGCAGAGCACAAGCGCCGCCTGGGAGATCCAGAAAGCGGAATTCCTATTGAGAGCAGAATCAACGAATATGGCATGTCGGCTGAGCTACAGGACCTCATTCTCGATGGAATGGTCAACCAAAAGCGAGACATATCGGTAGCGCGCATGTGGGAGTCAATTCGCTCTGACTCCTCGATGTACTCGCCAATAGAAAAAAAGGGTTGGTATCAAGTACGCAACTCGCAAATAGAAGGCACAAAACTAAAGAAGTTTGGCAACCAGCTCCCCGAGGAATTCTATCTTCACCCGGACATTTATCATGACTTTAGGGGCATGTCCTGGCTTCAGAAACACCAAAGTCACTGGGCCAGCCGTTACCTTAGTTATTGGAAGGCGTTCAAAACTGCTCTCAACCCTGCCGTCCACATGACAAATGTGTTGAGCAACTGGCTTTTCTTAGGGCCAATGCACGGCCTTACCCCGTGGGATCCAAAAGCTATAAAATCCATGCGAATGGCGGCAACAGAGTTTGGCTCTGGCGCTCGCAAGGAAGCCTATCAGGCGTGGGTCAACAACGGTGGTAGCCCGATGGGAGGCATGAACGAGCTGGAGATGCTAGTAGACTCTCAAAAAGCCTACGGTCAGATGGCTTTCGGAGCCTTTAATCGTGCCAAGCAAGGCATTGGGGTAATGGGAGAGGTTCTAGATGCTTCTTTTAGTACGCTTAAAAAACAACCGGGCGCTGGGGCCAGACTAGCAGAGCACACAAAAACACTAACATACGACCTTCCTGGGCTTGCCTACGGAGCTGGTGACGACTACTTTCGCTTTTCACTTTTTCTAATGAAAACAGGCCGCTACCTTGGTAAGGCAGAGCGCGCGCGACTTATCAAGCAAGGCAAAGTTCGCTTTGTAAAGCAAGCCTACGAAGGAGAGGCCGCGCTTGGAACCTTTACCGGAAAGCTTCCAGACGGCACGTGGCAGTTTTTGGATGACGTTTATGCGGCTCAGCTTGGGCGGCGCGCATTTGCTCGGTATGAAGAAATGGCTGGCGCAATGAAGTGGATGTCTACAAGTGTTTTGGGTAAGCCGTTTCTTGCGTTTGACACAACTACAATTCCAATGTTTGTTGAGTGGCTTAAGCGAGAACCATTACGCGCCCGCATGTACATGCAGATGTTTGACCAAATGACAGATATTAACTTCCGCAATTCTCATATGACGGAAGAGCGCGCAAGCCAACTCAAAGATGAAATCCCAGATTGGGCCGAGCGTAAAATGATGATGGTGCGCCAGTTTGCGCCAGAGCTGGCCGAAACAGACGCCGGGGCTGAAAACTACTGGAACATAATGAAGTACGGCATTGGCACGCGACTGTTACGGCAAAAAAATGAAAGCGCTGGCCAGTGGGCTACTCGCATTGGGGGTTCTGAACACCCGATGTACTCAATTTTTCTATACGCTGGTTTGCGCGAGCACCCTTATTTTCGCACCAAGCTGGATTGGGATCACCCGCACTATTGGGAAACTTTGATAGATCACGGTTACCAGACCCTTGCGCCCTCTATTGCCCCAGGCGGGTATATGTACCAGCGCATTACAGACTCAGGGTTCCGGCTTTTTGGGCCAAACGAGTTGGGTCGCCCGCGTTATGGCAGAGGGGTAGAGGAAAAGCCGTGGCAAGCGTTTATGGCGGTTTTGACTGGTGTTCAAATTCAGGAGTTTGACCCAATCCTGCGTGTTGACCAGCAGCAAAAAGAAGACGAAATGGCTGGTGGCCGCTACGAGGGTCGCAGTGCGCTTCAAGAAATCGAACCGCTTATAAAGAGATATGCCAGCAACAAAGAGCGCTATGCGACAACTCCCGAGCTTTTGGCTGAATCCATTAGAGACCTTTACGAAGCAGACTATAAAGAGAAGCGCTCAAAGGGGCAAAACATAACACGCCAACCGGAACATAGGGTACGCGAGCAAGTGGCAAAAGCTGAAGCCATGCGTAACCGGGACCTGCAAGACAAAACGCTTGGGTTTGCGGCACGAAAAACTGCTTATAGACAGCATGGTCGCGGAACTGTATACGACATCAAGAAGCGCGAAAGCGATATTTTACGCTCTAACAAGATCCGAGACAACTACCTGCTAGAAGCAAGCAAAACAGCTTTTGGCTCAGACCGCTGGCAGGGATTTTCCGAGTCATTCAAGTACATCGAAAACAACGAAAAACTACTTGGAGAGGAATGGGCTGACGCGTCCAAAGTAAAAACTTACGAAAAAAGTATCAACACTCTGATAAAAAGAGGCAATTATCAGCGTGCCCTTGGTATGGTTCGCAGGCTTGAACACATGGGAGAAGACGTTCTTGATGACGCTTTCAAAACCGAGAAAGACTTCAGCATTACGTCATGGTACGATAGGCAAATCAAAAAAATCGCTCTTGCGATGAAGAAAAAACGCCGCGCAGAACGCCGAAAAAGACTCACAGGAGAGTAATCGATGGCAGGAAATACTTTTAAACACAAGATAAGTTTTACGGCTGATGACTTCGTGGCCACGCTTAGGCTGCCGGCAGCGTATGATGTGATTCAAGTACAACTTCACATTGCGGATGGAAAAACGGGAGCTGCGCTTGACCAACTACTTATCCAGGGCGTCGATGAGGATGACGATCTTATCACTCTTCCTGGTGGTAGCGGTGTAGCGGGTGCGTTTAAGCTTGAAAACATGGGTACTGTCACCCCTCCAGATGCGATTCTTCAGTTTAGCTGGAAAGGCCCCGCACTGAGGTTCACTATGAATCAGGTTACCGCCGACCTCGCTTTGGTTGCAAAGGTGAAAACCTTCATGGAAAACTCTGGTGATGCGGACACAAACAGCCCATATCCAGCACTTACGTCTGCCGCTGCACCTGGACCAACCCGCTCACTAAGAGGTAACTGATGGCACGTCTACCTGTACACCGTAATTTTGTATCCAACGACGCCTCCGAGGCCGCAGAAGACTTAGCGGATGGAACCAGAAATGGCGACCTAACCGTAACCGGCAACCTCACGGTAAGCGGAACTACGACAACCGTTAGCACCACCAACACCGTCATTGAAGACAAGTTGATCGAGCTTGGCAACGGTGTGACAGGCACTCCATCTAGTGACGCTGGACTTATTATCGAACGGGGCAGCTCTGCAAACGCAGCTATTGTCTGGGATGAAAGCAGAGATGAGTTTGTGCTGGGAACAACGTCAGCCACTGGCGCAAGCACGGGCGATTTGACCGTGACGCCTGGTAACGTCAGCGTCGAGCGCATTGGCGCTGGCACTGAGCAGGCAGAGGCAGAGGTCCACGCCAAAAGGGATACTGGTAGCGGCGTACAATATTCGACGACAGCCACCGTAATTGCAGAGGACGATGCCAGACCTTCAATTCAATTGACTGGCTCTGCCAATAACATTGGTCTAATCCAATTTGGAGACAATGCAGCAGCAGCTAGTGGACAGGTGTATTACGACCACAGCACGGACAAGCTCCGTGTTGATTGCGGCGGCAATAGCGACCGAATTACAGTTGATGCTGATGGAGATATTGTGGTTGCGGGGGACGCCACCGTTACTGGTGACATCGTTCTGGACGATGGCGGTTCACTCAAAGAGGCTGGCGGCACAGCAGCTATTACCTTCGATGGCAGTGGCCATGTGACAAAGATTGGCCAGGATTCACCAAGCTCCGCAGACGTATTGACATACGACGGCAGCAAGTGGGTAGCTGAAGCTCCAACAACTGGTGACATCACAGGCGTCACGGCTGGCACTGGGCTTAGTGGTGGCGGCACGTCAGGCGGCGTCACTGTAAATGTTGAGGCGGCGCAGACAGGTATTACATCCATTCTTGCCACTGACCTAAAGATTGGCGAGGACGACCAAACCAAAATTGACTTCAGTGACGCCAACGAGATTCACTTCTACGCCGACAACGCTAAACGACTTCTTTTGGATTCGGGCGAGTTTGGTCCAGAGACCGATAGTCAGATTGACTTGGGTTCAAGCGGCGCATACTTCAAAGACGCATACATTGATACAATCACCACTACTGGTGCTATTACCAGTGACGGGTCCCTGTTTCTCAAGGAAAAGGCAGACGCAACCGCAGACACCGCTGCATACGGTCAGCTATGGGTCAACACGGCCACGCCAAACCAGCTGTACTTTACAACTGATGCGGGTGATGACATCCAACTTACGGATGGCACGTCTACCTCTGGTGGCGGTGCGGTTAGCGCGGTAGCTAATGGTTCTGATAATCGAATCGCCACTTTTTCCTCTTCGACCGCACTGAATGGCGAGACAAACCTTAGCTTTGACGGCTCCGTGCTGACGGTAGCTGGCGAGGTAGCTGTTGGTAGCGGCAGCGCGACCGGGGTTGTGGAGTCAAACGGCGATTACGATCTAAAACTCCAGACGGGTGCCTCTAATTCGCCAGCAATCATCCTTACGGAGGGGACGAACGGGGAAATCACGCTTGCACCCCACGGCACCGGAGCGGTGGACTGTTCCGGCTACTTCCACCACGAGAAGGGGATCCAGGGTGCATACACGGCCATTACCGCGGACGATGACCTTGATGATGATCACTTCATTATACAAGCATCGCGCAGTGCAGTGCTCACGCTTCCAGCGGTAGGTAAAGCAGGACGGTGGTACTTCATTACCCGCGTTGATGATGGCACCAGTAATGGCACAGTTGATATTGAGGCCAACGGAAGCGAACGAATCGAAGGCAACTCTGAATACCATCTTGAATCTGACGGTGACGGTGTTGCGCTGTATGACAACGGTGCAATGTGGATTGTCATGTGGGAGAAGAAAGCTCCTACCCGCGCAGGGTTTGCACCGACAGACGTAGAGAACTGTGCGCTGTGGCTAACGGGTGATGCTGGTCTTACCAAAGACGGTGACCACGTAACCACGTGGGCTGACCAATCCGGTAACAGCAATGACGCCACTGTAATTGGGAGCTTCGATGGTCCAACCTCAACCACCGGCACTCGGGTGGGCGGATTGGATGCGCTTTTGTTTACGCGGGGAAGCGCTGATGGCAGCTCACTTTACCCAGACGGGCAAGCCCTTCGGCTCGCAACGGATATATTTTCTGACAACGATCAACCTTGGACAGTGTTTGTTGTAGTGTCCAGCAGCGGCGACATGACAGCGGGAACGCACATTATGGGCACCGGCAGCGCTGCAAATACGTTTCTGTACTCCGCAGACGGAAACAGTTTTGGTAAGAAGATTTTTGTAGACAACAGTAGCCACGCTGGCATTAACATGACAAACGCACTCGCAGGAACGGAAACTATCAGCGGCCACGTTCTCAATGGCGTAGAAGTTATCATTGGCTCCTACACGGGCGGCACCAATGTCAAGCTGGACGGCGGAGGTAGGGCGTGGACTGTCAATGACGATCCTTATGTAGGTGCTGACTATGACTACTCGTTTGCCACAATCGGCGCGTCTACAGGTGGCGGCACCTCTGCGCTGGCTGATGCCTTTAACGGCACCATGTGTGAGATAATCGCTTATCAGCGCGCACTAGACCACAGCGAAATCATGCTTGTTCGAGACTACTTACTTAGTCGTTGGACATAGGAGTTAGATATGAGACACCATAGTTTTCCAATCTGGGAGCTTCCCAAACAAAAACAGACTCCTGTTTCCACACCCGAGCCCGTGACTGAGTCAGCTTCAGTGGTCGATTATTCATCCCTTTTAAAGCGCGAACTACTAGCGCTTGCAGAAGAGCGAAACTTGAGCGTATCCTCTCGGGACACTAAAGCAGAAATTATCGCTGTTCTTGAGGCCAATGACTAAAGATGAGACCAAAAAGCTCCAGAAGCTTCTAAATAAACTGGGCCACAACCCAGGAATTATTGATGGCATCTGGGGTCCAAAAACAAAAGGGGCTTTGAACGCTTCCCTTTCTTCCTCTATACCCACGTGTGAACCAGAAGAATATCTACCCGGCATTGACGTTTCAAACTGGAACAAAGAGATAGACTGGGAGGTAGTAGCAAATGCTGGCATCAAGTGGTGCATAATTAAATGCTCGGAAGGAACTTCGCATGCTAACAAAGGCCGCCAGGACCGGTTTGATGGTGCTCGCGAAAATAACCTAAAAACAGGCGGTTACCATTTCGCTAGACCAGACACATATACATCTTTACAAATGCAAGATGCTATAGACGAGGCCGAAAACTTCCTACGCTCCTACAACCACAACCCTTCGGATTTATACCCCACGCTCGATCTCGAATCAGGAATGCTTCGGAACGATCACTCATATAATGTCGATTTTATCAACCAGTGGTGCTACACCGTCGAGCAAGAGTTAGGACTGCAACCCCGCAAAATCATTATGTATACTGCACGCTGGGCCACGGTCTCGCGCATCATCAAAGCAGAGCCCGGACTACTCAATCAGCTCTCAGAGCACCCGCTTTGGTGGGCAGAATACAATGAGACTGCCGAACCAGATCCAGTCAAAAGCCTGTCCCCCTGGAAATCCTGGGCTATCCACCAGTGGACTGGGCACGGCAGTGTACCCGGAATTAAGGGCCGCGTTGACCTCAACAAGATGAAGCCCGACATGCTTGAAAAGCTTTTGATATCCCCATGAACCCGGTCGAGCACGGAACGCTTCTTGCTGATGGATTTGAAAGCGCACTAATAGGCACAGCACAGCAATACAACAGAACTTTTGCAGTGTACGACTACACAAAATGTGTTGATATTTTGATGAACCGGGATGGCTTTACTCACGACGAGGCACTCGAGCACATGGAGGTGAATGTCCTGGGCGCGTGGGTAGGCGAAAGCACTCCAGCATTTATCATACCATTCAAGGGAGTTCACTAGTGACCATGAAGGAAAGCTTAAAATTTTGGCCCATTATTGCCGGCCTAGCGGGCGCAGTAATATATCTTATGACCGTTTCGGCTGATGTGGGGCGAATGCAAAGTGACCATAAACACACGCAAACTACCGCCGAGAAAGAACGAGAGAATCTGACTGAAACCGACGCCGCTATAAATAAACGCATTGAAAAAACACAGAAAAAGGTCAGCAAGCTGTCGCAGCGTGTGAACGAAATCTCGGACTCCCACAGTAAGCTAAACGTCAACCAGAATCACATACTCAAAAATCAGACTCGAATTCTGAATAAAATCGACAAATTGGAGACGAGATGAGCAGCGAAAAGAAAATTACATCAATGGCCAAAAGCAGCCTGACAGTTCAGTCTAGCCTAGCGTTGGCCGTTCTTATTGTCCTAGAGGCCCTCTTACCCCTATACACAGGCCTCGAGGTGCCGGAAGAAGTGTTTGTTACGCTTTGTAGCCTCTTGGGCGCGTCCGTCACCTACGGTATGCGTAGAGCTTTACTACCAATTTTGATTCTAGCTGCCCCACTTTCGTTCTACCAATGCACAAGCTTCACGTGCGACAAGGCACGCATCACAATTAGCGAGCACCCAGAGGGTCTTCCAGCTCCTGCTGGGCTGGTAAAAATTACCTGCAATGGAGAAGAAAAAATAGAAATAGTCGCTAAGTCAGTCCCAAAAGTTGGCTGTGACTCGGCAGCCGCGTGTTGCGAGGGGCAAGAATGAACGACGCAACCGCAAAGCAAATTGTGGCGCTCCTTCTAAGCTCGCTCCAGCAGGAGGCTCGTAAAAACCTTCCAGATTATGTAAGAGACAGTTGGCTATCCGCACTTTCTGAAATTGTAGAAAAAAGCCTCTACCACCTATGGGTCAACATAATCTCTAATATCGACAAAATTAAAATAGATGCCGATGTTGTTGAAATAATTGATGAGCGTGAAAGACCCGCTGACGATCCGACTTGATTTAGTTGACACGTGTTTTATGTGGATCAATGGTTGTTGGTAGGAGGTAACTATGTCACGTAACCGAATGATACACGCATCATTCTGGGAGAGCGAAACTGTCGCAAGATGGCCACTCGTCACCAGACTCACATACATCGCATTATGGAACCACTCGGATGACTACGGAGTAGTCAAAGCCGATCCAACACACCTACATTCTAAGTGCTTTCCCTGGCCCCAGGACAGGTATATTGATATGAAAGCTGCCCTAAAACCGCTCGTTGAGGACGGGCGTTTACAGCTCTTCAAACACAACGACAAGTTCTACGGGTACATTACAAACTTCTTAAAAAGACAAACTATCCAGCGACCATCAAAACAACACAACCCGAAATTTGAGAAGATCGAAGAAGGCTCACTAATCCCTCACAGTGCACTCAATGAGGACCGGCATTTTGTTCCCCCCGCCCCTCACACAGGCACCGTCAATATCACTCGGTCCACTCAGGCCGCCCAACAGAGTGATCTGACCGCAAAACCGCTGGACTTCGCTGCACTCAATGAGGGGTTAGTGAGCCCTCATGAACCCCTCACTTTAAAAGAGAAGTTAAGTAAAGTTAAACAACCACTCCCTACGGTCGTAGTTGTAAACCCGCGCGAGCACCCACAACAACAACAAGCAAAAGAGCTTTGGATTTATTATTCAAATGTCAGGAAAAAAGCCGGCATCGAACACACCCCGCCGTTTGCCTCGAGAAGAGATGATGTGCTTCGCACATTGGAGGTAGAAGGTGTTTCCGTTTCTGACATCAAGCTAGCAATTGATTTTTGCGCTACTAACCGTAACCGTCGATTTATGCCTGATGGGACGGATCTCTTTGAAAAACCAACGACTATCTTTGGAAAACAAGAGGACCAAAAAGAGAAACGAGCGGCCCGAATAAACAACCTTATTCACGACGCAAAGGTAATAAAAGCCCACGAAGAAAGGAAAGCTCTTAGAACTAAAAGCAGCCAAGTCCCCAAAAATAAAGAAATTGCAGCCAAGTGGCTGGCATTCCTTGAGAGCGACTGGGATACAGTGCTAAAGGTTTTAAACAAGACCACAGAAGGCTCGGACACAAACACCAAAAAGAACGTTGCCAAAAACAGGAAGAGAATGGAGGCGTGTCGCGCCGAGCTTAAAAATGGTCACACGTTTTGGATTGAACACTGGCTGTCACTGGAAGATTTTCAAAAAAAGTTTAGCAGCACAATAAAGGAATTGGAGCATGAGCAAGTCAAAGCGTACTCACATCAAGCGCGGGTCTAAAATCCCCCGAAGCATTCGCGCAACCCGGCGATACCTGCGGTGGCAGCTTGACCTTGGGATTGTTTGGTAATGCCATCAGGAGCGTACAATCGTAAAAAAGGTCATGATATGGAGCGTAAATGTGCCCGAAAGTTTCGGGAGGTTATGCCGGGGGCTATGGTCAAACGCGGCATACAAACACGGGGCGGCGAGGCTGACAAAATACCGGACCTGCAAATGCCTGTGTTCGCTCCCGAGTGCAAACGGACCAAACAGCCCAACATTCGCCGCGCCTATGAGCAAGCCGTTGCGGCGTGCCCCGAAGGCAAAATACCCTGCGCTATCACTCAAGCCAACCGGGATATACCCTTGTTTACTCTTTCGTTCGACGACATGCTGGATTTTGTTGCCGAGTGGTATGAGCGCGGAGAAAAGTGAGCCAAGAAGCTACCACCCGCTTTGGGTGTGACAACTGCAAGCGAGAAGTGTTTTCAGTCGAAGCTCCAATCGGCTGGAGCAGCCTGACGCTTGTTACGACCCAAAGCACTGTGTTTGACACCTCTGATGTCTGCGATAGTTGCTCTGATGCCTTCATTAGGACAATGACCAAAAGACAACAGATTGAAGGTGGCCGTCATAGAGAAAGAAAACTACCCGTTCACAACGCACCGAGCCCTCACAACGCACACATAAACCTTTTTGCAAAAGACCGGGTTGATTCAGAAGAAAAGTCAGAGTAGTTTGGGCGAATGCCTGATATTGTCGAGACTACTTATTCTGCCGCTTCTACCTTCAGAGATTGCCGCCAAAAGTACAAACACCGCTACATCGATCTAATTGAAAAAGACCGACCACCCGCTGCACCGCTCTGGATTGGAACGGTCGTTCATGACTGTCTAGAGATGTGGCACAGAGGTGAACCGCTCGGGGAAATTATCGATTATCTAGATGACCTCCGAACAGAAGATAATACCAAAAACTGGGTGCAATGTGTAGCGATCATGCAAGCTTACGCAAGAACATACCCAACAGAAGATTCATTTGAGATTTTAGAGTTAGAGGAAGTGTTTCGAGGACCCCTTGTCAATCCCGAGACGGGTAGGGCGTCAACGACAATGGTGCTAACGGGCAAGGTGGATGGCCTTATCAAGCTAGAGTCTGGTGAGCACGCCATACTAGAGCACAAAACAACAACGCTTAATCTCGAGCGATACGTTGAAACACTATGGACAGACTTTCAGACACGGTTTTATTGCCAGCAGTACGGTAAATACAAGGGTATTTCCATTCGTAAGGCGATGTTTAACATCATCAAAAAGAGCTTACTGCGAAAGCGCAAAGGGGAAAGCGAAGAAGCGCTTATCGAGCGTATGACAGACGACATTCAGTTCAAGCGCTACCTGCTTTCTTTCGAGCCTACGTTGCTTGATGAGATAGGCACCCAGGTGTGGGAGTTGAAAGACAACATGCAGCTAGCCGCCCGGAGTGGCAAGTACTACAAGAACGAGTCCCAGTGCCGCCATGCTTTTGGTGGAATGTGTGACTACTTCGACCTGTGCTCCTCTGGTATGAACCCGATCGTCAGGAACGCTCTTTACCGTAAACGCAAAACGGCTCACACCGAGCTGTCTAACTCAGAGGAAACCAATGTTACCCAAAGCAACGACCCCGCCTAAGCGCGACATTAGAGATATCTCCTTACTTATCTACGGCGACCCTAAATGGGGTAAGTCATCTTTTTGTTCCAATGCAGAGGGGGCTTTGTTTATTGCCACCGAGCCCGGTCTCAACCACCTGGATGTTTTTCAGATGCCTGTAAAGGGTGATGGAAACCTTGCCAAGGTTCGCGGGCCAGAGGGTAAGCCTGTTGAGAGGGACATGGATGGCTGGGAATATATCGAATACATTTACAAGCTGCTTGTCCATAAGGAGCATGAGTTCAAGACCGTTATTTTCGACACAATTGATGTGGCCTATGATTACTGCTGCGAGCATGTTTGCAAGAAAAACGGTTGGGTTAGTCCGCAGATCGAAAAATATGACGACGACGGCAACCCGGTTTTGTTTGCCTATGGAACGGGCTATGGAGCATGTAATCGCGCATTTGAGGAGCTGCTGCGTAAGTTTCACCACCTCAATATGGGTCTTTATTTTGTTAGCCACTCTAAAACCGAAAACTCACAGTCGCGGGTGGTAGACAAAAAGACTGTTCCTACCCTTCCAGGGGGCTCCAGAAAAACCGTGCTGAAGATGTGTGACATTATCTTGTATGCAGCTTCTGACCCCGAGGGTCGCGCACTTTTTACAAAGCAGACACACACTCACGAAGCGGGTGACCGAACAAACCGGCTCCCCGAGACGATCCGTATTCCCGATGATGACCCACGGTTAAAAGCCGTTTATACAAACTTTGCACGTGCCATAGGAGGCGACAATGAAACCACTTAATCTCAGTACCCTGGCAGATCAATTTGCCGAATATAAAGATGTTGATCTAAGCGATAAAACAGAGTTCAAACCCTTGCCGTCAGGGCTGTACCACGTTCAGGTGATGAAGGCCATGTGGGAGGAAGCCAGCACGGGGACCCCTTTTATTAAATGGGAGCTAAAGGTCGTCCATGGCGATCACATGGGGCGAATGCTGTTCAAGCGCTCCTACCTCAAAGAAGGCAACAAAACCAACCTCAAAATGCTTGCCCAAGACCTCAAGCTTATCCTGGGGGAGGTCCCTGCGCTTGACGATCCACAACTTATGTTCAAGCTGCTCGACAAGATTCTAATCGTTCAAAAGAGAAACAAGGACGACAAAGGGTACGAAATCTACATCAACGGCATAGACAAACGAGGCGAACCCGAGGTAGAACCCGCCAACACTTTCCAGGATGATGATGTTCCTTTCTGATGAATGAAGAAACTGCCCCCAGAATACCCAGCGGCACCACCGACGACTTTCAACAACGACTCGATGCCGCACTGTTTGACCTTTCACAACTACTCACAGAAAGACACAAACATCACGGGAACGCCGTCTTTGAACCACAAGCCGTCTTCAGTACCGCGTCAGCACAAGAACGCATCTGTATCATGCTTGACTACAAACTCTCACGATACCAACAAGGCACTACCGAACTTAAAGGCGAAAATCTCAATGACCTGATAGGATACCTTATCTTGCTGAAGATAATGGAGTAGGACATGCCAGAAAAACCATGGTACGAGCAGTTTTTGCCCACACAAGAGCAATATGGCCCCGTTACAGAAGAAGACCACAGAAGACGACTCGCACTGGCCATGCAGCAACGTGGACCAGAGATGGAAACAGGGGCCAACAGGGCCGTTCCTGCACCTACCCCACCCAGTGAGACGCAAATCAGAAAAAAGGCCAACCTATGGGCCAATACGTTAGCCCACATGTCTAAGGACAAAAAGAAAAGCACCATCCAACGAGGGGTGGCCGAAGGGATTGAAAGACCTAACCAGCTATGGAATCGGTTCGAGAGAAACGACCCGGCTATGAGAAAAGCTGTCTACGACTACATTAACCGCCAAATAAGCGAGGGGAAGGGTTTGGATGTCGATAAGAAGGAGCTGATTAACTATGTGACCGCCATGTTGCCATTCAAATAAGTCCTGGGAGAATACCCTTGAACTACCCCCCCTTCCCATGAAAGAATTCCCCTACAGTTGACTACCACACGACTCACAAGAACCCACGCCAGACTTCAAGTATGTGTCGAATGCGACAAATCACGATGGAATGGACCGTTTGTGTCCTGCAAAGAGTGTGGCTGCTTTGTTGGCGTAAAAGCCGCTATCCCCTGGATGAGCTGTCCTCTCGGTAAATGGGGTCCAGATAACGAACCAGAACTGAAAGAAGAGCCTGAGGGACCCGGAAGTTAGATATATATATTTACAATTATTGCGGTTCTCACAGGGGTACCCCCCCTTCCAAGACCAAGGACGTTGCTATGGGGTCTAAGTCGTTGATATCATTAGGAATAAGAGAGGTAACTAACCGTCGGATAGGGCGACGATGGGGTAGCTAAATGGAACACTGCACTGGATTGTTGGCCGATTCTGGGGAGATTGAACATAGTGATC